ATCTGATCTTCTGTAAACTCCATCAGTCTTCTGTATGATGTATCAGCATTACCAAATAAATGTTGGTTGTTTGCTTTGTGATACAATCTAGCCATTAATAATTTAGATTGTGCTTTTTCGTCAAACAGTCTGGTAAAGTCTATCTGTCCCATATTATCAGTAAACACCTGTTTTAGTGCGGCTGGTGTCATATCATATAGACCTATGTTAGTGTAACCATCTGATACTAGTCCCATGACTTCTTGTATAGTATGTTCTGATAAAGGTTTACCTAGTGGCAACTCTGTAACGTAGTTTCCGTTTGGATCTTTAATAGCATTTACACCACCATGTTGTTCTTGATTCTTTGATAAAGCACCTAACATTTCATTATAGTTCTCACTATTAGTAATACCATTTTCAGCGGCTATAATAGTTTTAGTAGCGTTGTTTTTTTGATTTAGTAATGGACTATCTAGTACTTTAACATCTGCATCATACATTAAAGCTGGTATAGGTTTTATCTTATTAAGTTTAACTAATCTATCATGTGCTAGTTTTAACGGTCCTTTATTAGGATATAATTGAGCAAGTAAAGTCCATGTATGATCTAATTTATCAGTCTTGCCATCAAAATAATCTTTAGCATTAATTACAGGATCTTCTTCTCCTTCTAGTAATAGAGTAGAATTAAGTGCAGCCTTTGTATCAGCTTCGTATACTTTACGTAACTTAAGAGATTTAGCAATTTTAGAATCTTCAATGATATCACTTTCCACATTGTCAAACTCAGCATTATTCATAGCTTCGATAGTTTTCTTTTGTGCATATTCTAGTGCATCATTTCTATTGCCACTTACCTCAAATCTTTCTTGGTATCGTTGTTTAAAGTAGTCACCAGCTTGATCGTAGATACTTTTAGTTGTAGTAGTTCGCCAAGTATAATCACCATATTTTTCTGGGTTACCTCGTATTGCAGCTAACTCTTTAGCTCTACCATCAGCTAGTGAGTAAAATAATTCAGACTTAACCTTAAACTCAGGTCGGCTAAACTCTGTTGCTTCACCAGCTGCTAACAATTCTTCTGCCTGTTGTCTAAGGTCTTCATTACTAAATGTAGTTAGCACATCTCTTGGGACTTCTTGACCATTGTTTAGTCTAAGTTTAATATCATCAAGTCTTTTTTGTTCTGATGCTAAGTTGTTTTTTTTATTCTGGTCTATAAAAGCTTGTGCTATCCTGTTAGCATTTTTAGGTTGTATATCATAGTAGCTAGATAGTTTATTAGTACCTTTGTGTTGTTCAGCTACAAACTTATCTTGATATAATAAATATTCTATTGATTGCTCAGGAAACTGATCCTGTTTAATACCTTCAATAATCATCTCAGTCCATAGTCTGTTAGCTTCTTGTCTTGGATTAGGATGACCTGATGCTGTAAGTATGGCTGTTTTATTTGCTATAAAACCAGATTTACTATACGCACTACTGATAGTAGCAGATTTAACATTAGGATTATTAAGTGCTTCAGCTGCTACGTTAATTGCATTAATATAGTTTTGAGTAGATGTATTAGAACGTAAGGTATTTACTGCATTATTCTCAATATCATACGACTGGTTGCCCCATGACTTTGACGTACTATCAAAGCTAGGCATGAAGTTTGTAATAACTTGATTTTCAGTCATACGGGGATTAGCTTTAGCAAACATAGCTACAAAGTTAGCCCCTGCAACTTTCATCCACTCTTGCTTTTCTGAAAATGTTAAGTCTTCATATAACTTATTATTATATAACAAGCTACCTTTAGCTATTTCTAAGTACTTCGGCCAGTAAGTTTGCATGCTTTTTGACGCATGTCTACCATTTAAAAACTCGTTGGCTGATATAGCTTTTTTAAAATCAAGTAGCTGTGTACCTGTTACAACTTGACCTGTAGTATCCGCACCAGTCTGCTCGATAGTTGCTATTTCTACATCTTCATCATTTTTAAGATCACCTTCTACCTCTTCAAGATTCTTTTCAATAATAGCATACTGCCCACGTTTCATGGGGTCATTGTAAATAGCTATAAGCTCGTCAAAAGCTTTTCTATCTTCTGCATACTCTTGACGTTTGTCTAAAAAAGCTTTGCCAGTTTTAGTAAGATTTGCCAGAGATTCCAAATTTCTAGCAGTTTTACCAGATACTGTCTGATTATATATGTTTATTTGGTCTTGAAAAAACTGTTCTCTATCTTTTATGTTTCTGTCAATCTGGTCATTAACTACTTTAGTTAGATCAGGTTCTGTTTTCTCGTAATCTAACTTTTCGTTAGTAAAGGGAGCAGCTTCCTGTCTCCCTAGATATTCAAAATAAGATTGTGTCATTATCCTATACCTGCGAATGGGTCAATATAACCACCGGGAAATACTGGTGCTTGTAAAAGAGGACTTGAACCTAATCCACCAGCAGCGGATGATGCAGCGGATGAACCTAGTCCAGAAGCTGCACTTTTAGCTCCTCCAAATGCTCCTAAACCTTGCAGTCCACTTGCAATACTTATAACAGAACTTGCAATACTTAGTGCACCGCTGAGTCTATCAGATGGAGGCATCAATACTGGAGCACCATACTCTGGTCGTATACCAAGTGCTTCTCTTGTTTGTGCTTGGAAGTTTTGCATCTTCAGTAATCTCGCTCTGTAGCGTCTCTGCATCTGTACTCCAAACTCTTTTTGTACAGCATTATCTAGCTGTCCTCTGGCTCTGGTTAGAGCAACTAATCCTTTTCTTTTAGCTCGTCTGTCTCTACCACCTTCATCGACTGAGCCTTTTGTTTGTTGATATTTTATAAAGCCTGCTTGGTAAGCTTTCCTTGCTTGACCCTGTACATACAAGGCTCGCTGGTAGTCATTACTAATAGCTCGGCTATAACCTGTGGCAGCACGTTGCATACCACGAACAGCAGACGTTTCTCTGTTCCAAAATTTTAGGGATTCTGAACGATACTTAGCATCCTTCTCCATCCATCTTTGTCTGGCAGCATTTCTAGCTGCTGCATTAGCATCTACGCACACGGCAAAATTCTATAAAATCTAATTGATATGGTCCATTCTTAACTTTACGTAAGAACTTAAAACCTAAAAACTTTAACAGTTTTAAATGTACTGTATTTCTACAGTCTACTATGTTCCACAATAGAGGCTCTTCACGGCTATCGACATACCGTTTGGCTTCTCTTGCAAATGTGATGGGATAACGATGAATCTCTGGAGTGCATAACATCCAGATAGCTCCACCGTCTCCTACTCCGGCTAGTCCGGCAGTCTTGCCGTCAGGGACTGTGAAATACACAGCAGAGCCTTCTTTAGCGACCATAGGTAGAAACACCCTCGGATCTAGTCCGTGGCCTTCTGTGACCTCTCTGTAGTCTTCTAAGCGTAGGTTGGAGGCTACCTCTGTGGCAGCCTCGATTGTAATTGGGTGTATGTAATTAGGCACGTCTGTAAAATAATGGTGAATAGTCTCCCTCCCATGCCATTGCTCGTAGGGTAGCTGGAGCTGGGTGACTTGATTTAAGTGTAATATCTACGTTATGATTTTTTTCATAAACAGGTATAGTTTTAATAAACTCGTCTAAATATGGAGCATCTGATGCCTCATACTCATCTAGCAATGATGACTCATAGACTTCTGTATAGTCAGCTTTTCCTAAACGTGTTAAGGTTGTTTCATAAAGACCTATTTTACCAAAGTGTAATTTAAGTCTATGTACTATAAGTGATGAATTAACATCAGCAAAAGATTTTTCTCCCTGTACTTTTTTAGGATAAATTCTAGGAAACTTAACCAGATACTCATATAAATAACCTATAGTAAATGATCCTGTAGACCAATTTCCGGGAACTGTAAAGTCGTCTCCATTAATTACAGTAGGTAAAGCGTATCTTGCTAGTCTAGTTGAGTTAGTATTTAAGTCAATTAAAGCTAAAGCATAATTAGGTGTAGTAACCTGATCTATCCAATCAGATTGGTTAGTAAATGTTGTTAAGTTGGTGTCCGGATTATATACTCCACCAGTAACTGTAGTATGATTATCTAAGTGTATTTGATAATTAACATCATCTTGTGTAATGATAGGATCATCGTCAGCTTGTACAAGTTTTATACTTTGTAAAAAGTTATCTGTATCTAAAAAGAAATATTCGTCATTTATAATAAAATGATACAATAATGGATTGTTTAATTTCCATTTAAACCATGCTTGCTGCTGTCTTTGCTCCCCTATAGCTAGATATTTATAACCAAATACTACATCAGAGTTAGTTTTACCTAGTAATATAATAGAGTTTTCTCTAGAATTAGTTAGTAAATCTATATTTTTTGGTAGTAATGTAGGTACTAGCTTACTGATTTCTACAACATCTGGTTCTCCTTCTCTAGCTGTGTTAGCCATTTCATTTAGTCGGCTAAATTTACCAGAGTTATCGACATAAGATACAGTAGTTCCTAACGATATAGGAGGTATATCTTTGTTATAGTTAAATGTAGATACACTACGCAGCTTTGCGGTATCTGGATTTAGTACAGTATCATCTGTAGATAATAAAAACTGTTGGTTTGTACTGAATACGAGCAGTCCAGCGTTGATTTCTATACCATCAAATATATCAGATGGGAACATAGAGGCAGCAGATATATCAATAGGGTCACTAGCTGATACAGTCAGAGCTGATTCTATAAAGAAATCAGGAGTTCCTAACGAGCCCGGTCTAGATAATATAACGTTTTCCCCTGCTAGTAATGCTAATCTATTACGAAAAAACAGTACTTTATTAATACGTTTACCTACAAATGTAGGCATAGGGTTTGTATTATCATCTCCTACACGTCTATCTTCATAAGTAAACTGCCTAACAGTAAATGTAGTTGCAGCTGTACGTTGAATAACTAACGGCATATTAGTCAGAGTCTTAGCTATACCCGGTTCTGCACATTCACTCCAAGATCCAGCACCATCTAAATTATTTTCTCCGGTAAATCTAAGGTAATAATCATCTTCATCGGACATTCTAGCATTAGACACTTTGACAATATAACCATGTCTACACATATTAGGTAGTCGTGTAACATCATTGACTGATTTCTGGAAGACTCTCATAAGGTCTTCTTCTGCTATTTCTACGTTAAATGGAGTGTTACTAGATAAATAAATTCCCGGTCCAATAACCTTAGCTGTTATACCAGAAGGTAACTCTGCTGTTATACCAGCTAATATAGTATCAGCCGTTACAGCTGTGTCAGCGTCAAATGGTGTAGGAGCTGGACGTATTAGACCATCACCGTTATTAGTCAAAGTAGCTTTAACTTGTGTAGTTTCTATCTCTGTAACAGTAATGTCTAGATAAGCTTGACTACCAGTAGTATTATTATTATTTGTAGTTACGTTAGCTGCTTCATCAGCTGATTCTGGAATGACTCTTACGACATCTCCGACATCCCACCCTTCACCACCATGTAGTAAAGTTACTTCTAGATTATAGCTACATCTGTAGTTATCACCACCGGGGCCAGTAGAGGCAGCATCATAATTAGGGCTAACACCTTGTTGACCTAAAGCTGTGCAGCGAAATGTTAAGTTATCTTTACCAGTAGTAATTGTAGTACCACTGCTATTTTTTACATGTGTAATATTTTCTGATGCACCATAACTGCCTTTAGCTGATACAGCAAAAACTTCTGTACCTATACCGGGGCAATGACCTGTGCCATCACTTTCATCATAGCTATTGCCTGTAATCTTAACTTTAGTTGCTCTTTTAACAGTTGTCAAGTTACCTGTAGATGATGAGTCAAATATATTAATACCATACTGTCTACCATTTTCTGTACGTATGAGTTCTATCATAGCACAATGTGGTTCTGGTCTAGCATCTGTAGTACCTGTAGTACCTATCAGAGTATTAGCGTTAGAACTATCACGACTGCAAACAAAGGTAGTGTCGTTAATAGTAAGGAACTGTAAATTTTCTGGTTCACTTGTTGCAAGATAATTTTGTATAGCGGTCTGTCCACCAGTACCATAACCTGTAGTCATTTGTTGTCCATCACTACAACGCCATACACGTACTTGACCATCGGCTGCTACTTGTCCTATGTATGATCCTTCGGATTCGTCACGATAGTAGTGAAACCAAGAACCTCCACTCTGTACATTAGGTAAAGGTGTAGTACCTATACGTTTTGAACCCGGTCTTTTATATAGTCCAAGTGTGAGATCAGGTATTGCATTAACAATATCCGTCAGCTGTCCTTGGAATTTTAAGTGGTCTGGTTGTTCTGAAATACCCGAGACAAAGCTGGGGATAGTTTGTGTAATGCCTGCCATTATCTTCTAATATTTCTCCATGGTTGATAAGTTTGATATGCAGTATCGTCTTCAAATCCAAACATACTATGATTACCCTGATTGCACTCATACTCAATAAGAGATGCACGAGCAACAGCTTCTTGTGCACCTAGTAATTGTACAAGTTGTGGGTTTGCTACTAACTGTGTAGCTGCTGCACGTGATGCTCTATAAGTTATAAATCTTTTAAATACAGGTGGTAAATCATCAAAAGGATATAGCCTGATAACATCTAACTCTATTGTGGAAGACATGTCAGGAAAGGTATCAGTATGTTTAATCTTATCATACAAGAATCCTCCACGTCTAACAAAATTATAATGTCTTCTACTCCAGTTATTTGGTAAATCTATCTTAACTATGTCGTCTGATATAACTATTTTATCATTAGCGTCTTTAGAAAATGTCACATGACGTTCTCTGTTAAAGTGCCAACCTTCTGATTGTACGTCTACAGTTGCATCACGTAGTAAATTATATATAAATTGTATCTCTGGATTAGCATTAACTATAGATCCAGTAGCGGCGTCTTTTAGTTGTGTAATTGGGGATTGTCCGATAGCTCCCAGTATTGAGTTAACTGCGGATAGTTCGGTATCGGTTTCAATAGTTGTGGTAGCCATAAGAAAAAAGGGAGCCGAAGCCCCCGTATAAAAAAATAAAAATTAAGCGTTCTCTGGGTATGTAGCACCAAATGCAGCGTTACCGGATGATCCGACAGCAGCACCAGCGATTAACTCAACACAAGCAGCAGGGTTTAAGAAGTC